AAATAAAATAGGTTAAGATAAATAAATGGTTTTTATATAAAAATAATCTATATATAATCCTATACAAAAATATAAAAATTTATAATTTCTTGACGTATTTACGTTTAAGTTTATTTAACAATGGTTTTACGTCTTTAGTTTCTTCAATATTAATATATTCAATTTTTGGTTCAATAATAATAATTTCTTCAATAATTTGTTTTGGTATAATATTTATTATTTCATTACATTTTTTATTCAATTTCTTCATCTTATAATATTCAATAGCTTTTAATCTTTTACTTTCTAAAAATAATGGGTCATTTAGTTTTCTTTTATCATAATAAGCTTTTCTTTGAAGTTTAACTTTTTCTTTATTATTTTCTCTATATTTAAGAGTTGCTTTCTTTTGAGCCGGTGTATAAGAACTATATTTAACAATTATTTCTTTATTATCTTCCATTAATATATAGTGATATAAATATAACCTTATATTATTTTTTAATATTAATATCTGTAGGTAATTTCATTAAGTTTATACCACCTTTTTCATCTTCTTTTATTATTCGTTCATAATCACTATGAGTTTGACTTATAACATCAATATCTTTACGTCTTGAACTATCTTCACTTTGAAAGAACATTTTTAATATATATTCATTTTTCTTCCAATCTATAGATGTGTTTAAATCATCAAACATTTCCATAAATTCATCAACATCTTCATAAAATCTACCAGTTCTTAACTTACAAGTATTTATATAATGAGCCATTGCTAGACAGAAAAAACCACATGCATTATTCATTAAACTTTGTATATCCTTAGTTGTATATGGTAAATAAATATTAAATTGTTCTTTAATTCTCTTTTTAAGTATTTCTGATGGTGGTTGTCCATATGGATCAAAATATATAGGTTCAAATTTACCTTTTGGTGTTTCATGTATTTGAAGAAATGTCCAATGAGTACCACTATTTTCATTTCCTTCTTCATCATTACCATCTTGTAAATTTATAATATAAGATTTATTAGTTTCTAATTTTGGTGGTAGTTCATCCTTAAAATAACATCCACCTAAAGGTATATTCATTTTTTTTGATAAATCATCAATTTGTATATCTGTAAGCATTTATATATATATATAAAAGCATATTTTTAAATATATTTTTATTATTTATTATTTCGTTAAAATCAATATTTAGACATAGCTTATGGATTTTTACTTTTTATATTTATATTATTATTTATTATATTAGAAAATCAAAATTATAGATATAAATATAAATATAAAAAGTAAAAATCCATAAGCTATGTCTAAATATTGATTTTAACCATATAACTATTTAAACAATATTTCATGCATAAAGTCCACCACCAATCAATCCTTCATTTTTAAAATCTTCAGGATGTTGATATTGAGGTGGTAAGAAAAATCTAAATTGAAAATTAGCACCTTCAGCTTGAGATACTAATGCAGGTGGTAATTCTCTATCTTGTGATATTAAACTACCTGTCCCTCTAATTAAATTTTTATCATTAATTCTTGAATGTTTTCTAATATGATGAGAACTTAATCCAGTTCCTCTTGAAATAGGTTGTCCAATATCATCCCAATATGTTTTAATAGGATGAGTGTGATATTGAGAACGTATAATAGCATCTGTTAAATCTTGATTATGTCTATTAAATTCATAAGTTCCTAAATTCTGTTCTCTTAAACCCATTCCAGCAACTTGAGACCTAGCCATATTAGCACTATTATCAATTAAAGAATTAGCTATAGCATTATTACCAGTATATTGTGATGCCATACCACTAAGTTCATTAATACCTTGTTGAGCAACTTGTTTTAATACAGGTTTTAGAATTTGTTTATATACTTGTGAACGTCCAATATCTCTAAAAGTATTTTTAATTTTTCTTCCTAAATGTTTAATACCTTTTCCTTGTTCATGAATACCATATCCAGTAGCTTTACCAACAGAATTAGATGCTACATTACCTAACATAGCACCAGCAACTCCACCTAATGGACCTCCTAGCATATCACCAGCTATACCAGCAACAGTAGGTATGCCTGTATGTATTAAATTACTTACAAGAGGTCTAGTTATATTTTTTAATGTTCTACCAATTTGTTTAAAGGTTTTACCAATACCAGCTCCTTTATATAAACCCATTCCTTCCATTTCAACATCTTCATCATATACACCTTCTTCAGCATCATTTTTATATTCTTGATGTAATTCAGGTGTTAAACCTTGATTTTCAGATAACTCTTCAGGTGTTAATTGTAATTCAACACCTTTATTCTTTCTAAATGCTTTTGATGTGATATTATAATTATTAGGATTAACTACTACAAATACACCTTTACCATGTTTAACTCTTACTTTATGACCATTTTTTAATCTTGAATGTTGTCTTGGTGAGACATGAATACTGATTATTTTCATTATATTATTGTAATCACGTTTTTACTTTAAATAGATTTTAAAGTAAAAACCATTATCTAATTATTAATTTGTAATTAGAATACTTAAACACGAGCACCAGTATATAAATCAATATTTATCTCTACACCATACTCAACAAATACCCATAAATTAACAGTTTGTGTTGAATAATTAGTACCAATAATTTGAACTGATTTAGGGACAGATTGTTCTACAGGAAGCATACGTTCAACATTAACATAATGATAACAATATGAGTTTTGAAAATCATTATAATTAATTAATCCACTAGCTAGACCATCTGTTAATCCACCATTAACTGAATTTTGACCATATAATTGATTATTAAATTCTTCAAAAGAATATCTTTGAGTATTGTATATAGCATTTTGACCACTAATTTGAACATTAAAATTACCAATGGTAACCATAGGCGCAGTAGTACCACATCCAGCAGGGTCAAATGGTGATTGATATTCAACATAAGCAGTACCAGCAGTATTATTAGAAAAGAATGGGATAATTAATACTGATTTAATATTAGCTATACCATTAGTAATTAAACTATTAATATTTTGAGCAGATGCTTGATTTAGAATTTGATATTGATAAACATCAGTATATTTAATTTGTTTAACAGGGTTTGAAAGATATGCTTGTTCAAATACAGGATTGAAAGTATATGCAGGTACATATAGATAAATTGATTTAGCTAGAGTTCCTGTAGAAACAGCAGCATTAGAAGAAATATTATTGTCTAAACAAGTAGAACCCACTGATAAATTATAATTAAATGTACCAGCATTACCACTAGCCATCCATGCACTACCTGTAGCGATACTTGGGACTAATATAGGTAATACACCTCCAACAGGGACTGTTGATGTATAAGCACTAATTAAACCAGCAGTAGTATTACCAGTCATGGTAACGCTAGCAGAAGAATTGTTTAAATTCATTGTGAGTTTCATAAATACACCTTTTAATAATGGAACCATATTAAAGAATGAGTGTAAATGACGTAAATATACAGTTCCCATAACACTAATTTGTAGCACACCATTCACAGTTGAAGATGCGTATTGTTGTTTGGAAATATAAGATTTCCATACTTGTTGACATGATGCAGCAGTAATACCTACAGTTCCATAAGCAGTAAGTGATACAAGAGTTCCACCATTTAAAGGGTCATATGAAATCCATTTAGTTCTAGCAGTTAAACCCTCATTTCCACCTTCATTATTTACAACATTATATTGATTATAATCATTAATAGAGAATGATGATGTTATAGTAGGACCAAATGCATTATCATTATTACATACATTTAATCCTCTAACTGATGCTACACCTTGCCATGACCAAGAACCACTTGTATCTGGATAAAATCCAATAGTAGGACCAATACTTGTTATTTCTTGATATGATAAAGATGTTAATAGTTTAAAAATATTCCACATATTAATAAACGGGGTTTGTTGAACTATAGTTGTTCCATTATAGTCTAAAGTAAAAGAATGGATTACAGAACCAAACCAATTTTTTAGACCAATAGCATAATCACCAATAGGATATGAACCAGCAGCAGTTAATGGTGTAAGAACTGTTAATAACATAGGGATTGCGAGATATGCCTCTCTATAACTCATATATTTATTAGAGTTAGATAATTGAGATGTATCAATTACACATTGATTATTTTGATAATTTTGATTTTGATTATCAAGGATATTAATCCAATCCTTTCTTACAAAAACATTAGGGGTTCCTTCAACTTCTTGAGATAAGTCATAAACTAATTTATCACACATATTGTTATATAAAGAATATATAATATATTCTTTAAATAGTATTTTTTGTTTTAAAAATCAATAGTAATATTTTTACGCTTTGTAGTCTTTTTAGGTTCTATATTTAATTTTGATAGCTTTTGACTAATTCTATCACTTAATCCTTTACCAGTTGTTAATTTAGATTGTTTTCTTTCAACTACACCGTTATAAGGATTACGTCCAGTAATTAATTCATAATCTTCAATTGAATTGTAAGACGATTGTCCTCCAATTCCATTATCAAGTAAAACCCCTCCAATACCCTTCCCTACAACATTGGATGTTAGTGTTTTAAATTTAGCATTAGTAAATGGTAGCATTATATGCTTTGTTTTATTCATAATATAAAACAGTATATTGTTATTACTTTATATTTAAATTGATTTTTTTATTAATTTTCTTTATTTAAAAGTTTTTTTTCATCATATAATACTTTCTTAAACGATATAAGTTTTGATATAATACTATCAATGATAATTAGCTTTCTTTGTTTGATTTTTTCATCATCTTTATTCTTTATATCATTGAATAATTTCTGTCTATCATTATTCATATCATCTAACAAATTATTTAATTTATGTTCATTAAGTCCAATATCATTATTCATATTTATAAATTAGAATAGTTATATATCTTTATATTATTTTTATCATATTTATATTATTTCATTAGAATGAAGATTTAGACATAGCTTATGAAAAAATACTATTTACTTTTTATAATTTTCTTCTAATAATGAAAAGTAAATTATAAAGAAAAGTTTTGAAATATAAAAGTATTTTTTCATAAGCTATGTCTAAATATCTATTCCTATAACTTTTTATTTGGTTCCTAAATATGCTTCATCTTTATCTCTAATTGTAAGTATGATAGTCATAGTTGGGTCATTTAATGTTATAGGATACAAATTAGTTCCTAATATATTAAGTTGTAATTGATTATACGTTCCATCTATCATCTTATTCCACATAAAGTTAGGTGGTCTTTCAATTATTAATGCACCAATTGCTACTGATGGTGATATAGAATATATAATTGATGAAGGTTGAGAATAAGGATTATTGATATTTGATAAACTAAAAATGATGGATGAATTAGGTTGAATATTAGGATACGAATTTGATAAATATGATATAGTATTTGAACTATTGATTGTTGCGTAATATGTAGCCGCAGAAGGTGTAGGAAACACAGTTCCACCACCAATATTAGCATTTGACGAAAATATCACATTATTGATAGGTATATAACCAATATAATTATTAAAATAATTAGGTATTGAAACAATAGGATTTCTTGCAGTTGTAGCCCAACCAACAAAATTTGAAGGTGTAGTTGCTCCAGTAGGAGCAGATGTAGGTAAATAATATGTATTAAGTTGAACAGCATATCTATTTGGATTTATAAGAAACTCAAATGGATAATAATTAACATTACCAATTGTATAATATGTTCCATTTTGGATACAATTGAATTGTATTAAGTTGTTAATATCAGCCATTTGATATAAACCATCAGGTATTACAATAGTATAAACTGTAGCATTATTATATGTATATGATAAAGTATTATTTTGATAACTTAATGTAATATTAAACCATGAATAATACATTGAAATAGAACTTACAGCGATATACTTACCAGTTAAATTTACACTATTAGGAAACTTATAAATTAGTTTATTATTTTGACCATCTTGAACGATATTTGATGAATTTAAAATCAACACAAACATTATTAATATATTGTTTGTATATAATCATATATTTAAATTTGTTTATTTCTTAATACTTGGTAAATTTCTAGGTAAATTTATATTAGTATGTTTTTCACCATAAAGATTTTGTTTATGAATACCTTGTCCAATCTTCTCACAACTTGTTGATATTAAATGTCTTGATTTAGATTTACTTTCATGATATCCAATATCATGTGGTACTTGACTTCCACCAAAATAAAAAGGTGTTTGATTACCATCACTTCTCATTTGAGGTATATCGTTAGAAAGATTAGGATAATTAACTTTAATCCAATAATTGTATATTCCACTCATGTATATTTATATTGATATTGGTATGGTTTTAAATTCTTTTAAGATGTTTTTTAATAATATTTCTACCTATAATACTATCATTATGTAAGTTTAAAATTGAATTAACACTATGAGATGATAAAGGATTTATTGAATTAGATGGGATAGAAATTTCATTTCCATTATATCTTTGAAATGGATTAAGTTTGCTTACAATATCATTTTTATTTCTAATATCATATTGATTATTTGGTATAAAATTATTTGTTAATGGTCTAGTTTCCTTATTATATGTTATAATTTCATTTCCATTCTTACCTAACATTTCAGCTTGTAATCCACCTTGAGAATGTCCTATTGTTGATAGATTTGATATTCCATATTTTTGTTGTGCTCTATCTTGAACTCTTTTTGCATTTTTATATCTATGAGTTAATTTATATAACTTTTCACCACCTATTTGATATGCTATATTATTTAACCAATCTTTAGCTCCTTTAGTTCCTCTATGAGATACAATTGTATGATTTGTAGATGGATTATGATATACTTTATTAGTATCTTTACTTATAGATTTATCATATTCATATCCTTCAAAATCATCAGGATTATTTCCATATGATGCATTTAAGAATTTATTTAATTGTTGAATTGATAATTTTCCACCATTCATTAGCTTTTCTTTCCTCATTATAATTATATAAATATATAATTAGTATGTCTTTATTATGAAAAAATTAAGTTCAATATCCTAATTCAACAAGAGTTTCAAGTAATTCTTTACTTTCATTTTTTGGTAATAATCCATTTCTTGATAGTTTCAATACTAATAATTTAAACTTTTTAACCATGTCTTTACTATCATTACCAGCCATTATTTCACCTTTCATAACTTCAAAACTATGAATATCTTTTTCTTGAATATCTTTTGAAGGTGTAGGGACAGACACTCTATCTTGTAAATTAGATTTTGAAATTAGTTTATTTAAATATTCTTTTTCATCTTCATCTAATGAATTCAAATCATTGATATTAGGTATTCCACCACCTATAACTGAATTTATAATTCTTTTCATTTTATCAGATATATGTCTTGATGGTAATTCCATAATATTAGTTTTAGTATTTCTTCTGACAGATAATATACTTTTATCTAAATTCTTTTTTGATACTTCATTTATACCAAAACCTACATAATTTGCTACTTTAATAAGTTCAGGTTTTGGTAATCCACTTCCTCTTGGTCTACCTCTTCTTTTTTTAAGACCTAAACCAGCTATACCATAATCACCTTTATTATAATCTTTGTTATTCAATAGATAATCTCTCAATTCATCAATTCCAAATAGTTGAACACCATTTATATTAGCTATTTCATCACATATAGCGTTTAATTCAGATGGTGATAATTTATCAATTGCTCTATTAATAACAATATTTTTTGCATCATTAGCATAATTTCTTGGATTATTATTAATCGGTCTTATAGGTAAAGAAGATGAAGAAGATGAAGAAGATGAAGGTAAAGAAGATGAAGAAGATGAAGAAGATGAAGGTATAGAAGATGAAGAAGATGAAGGTATAGAAGATGAAGGTAAATAAGAACTATTATTACTTTGTATCCAAACAGGATTAGTTTCATCATTCATAACAATAACTTGTTTTGCTCCTTTTAATTCTTGTTCGTGTCTATATTGTGCAGTTCTCATAATTTCATTATTATTTCTATAACCATTTATTAAATTTCTTCTTACAGGTAATATAACATTATCATATAAATAATTTAGTCTTTCAAGATTAACAGTATTTATAAATGTATCAAATTCACTTCTTAAATTTGTCATAACTTGGTCTGTTAATCCAGGATTATTATTTCTTAATGATTTATCCAACATATCAAATAATGTTTGTATAGTTCCAAATTTAGGAAGATAATTTAACATATCAAAAAGTTCTTTCAAATCGTCAGATTGATTAAAAGGATTAATTAATGTATCATTATCTATATTTTCTATTAACATTTTTAGTTCATTTGTTGATGGTATTATTTTTTCTATAGTTTCTAAAGTTATTATAAATGCTTGAAATGTTTCATTATCCATATGTAATTTAACACCAGTTATAACTATTCTTTTTTTATAATCTTCTAATTCTTTAATTATTCTATCCATATCATTAGAACTCAATACATCACCTTTTGATTGATTTGATGAAACACTATTTACATATCCTCTTATAGATTGTAATGTATTTCTTGTATTGATATATAAATTATTGATTTGTTGAACAAGTGTTTCTACATCATTATCATCACCTTTAATACCAAATTTATATTTTCTAGATATCATATCAGCTATAGATGGTGCATTTTGTGCTAGATATCTAATAAGACTTCCACTTACATTAAGATTACTTTCATTTACTTTATCAATAACATTACTTATAAACATAGGTTCTCCTATATTTTTTAAATCTTTAACTATACTTGCTTTTAAACCTTCATAATCTTGTAATATATCATTAATACTTCGTGTATCAGACATTTGAGTTATAGCAGGTAAAGTTCCATTAGCTATATATGCTTTATTTGATTGAAAATTTGTTTCATTCAAAGATATTGATAAGTTCAACATTTCTAAATATTCATTTTTTGCTTTATTAGCATCACTTGGGGTTTTTAATGGTTTTCCACTCATATCTATTTTTATATACTTTTCTTTTTAAATTTAGTAATATATTAAATTTAAATAATAATAAAAGTTATTTTAAATATCATATACGGGTAATTTAGAATAATCGTATCCATTACAAAATAATTCGTCTTTACATATATCGTTAAATTCATTAGTAATATCTTCAATTGATATACTTTCATATTTTTTCATTTCTATTTGTAATCTTTCTCTATCTCTAAATGATAAATGTCTTATATCTGTTAATATTGGTTTTCCAATTTTATATAATCCTAAACATTTTACTCTCATTTTTATTTTTAAAATTTCATTATTATTAGATATAGAACATCTTTCTAATTTAAGATTTAATTTCATTTCTTCATCTTCTTTAATTTTTCTCATTTGAGCATCAAAAGTTAATAATCCATCAACTGTTAATTCTTCTTTTGTATATATAAAATTACCATCTCTTAATACAAATTCATCATTTAAAGTTTTCAATTTATCTATTTGTGTTTCATCAAATGGTTGTAATTCACCAATTACAGGATTGTTAAAAGGTGGTTTAATATCTATTATTTCTGTTAAATCTTCAATAACCATATCATATTTATCCATTACTCTATATACATATATAAATTTATTTTTTTAAATCATTTTTTATAGGATTATTAATATTTAATTTTGATTTATATTGTGCTATAAGTTCTTTTTCTCTTATTAATCCTTCTTCTTTAGTTTTACAATCATATTGTTCTACAATTTCCATATTCATCTTATCCCATCCACCTAATAGTCTTATATATTGATATAAAGGTTGATAATATTTTCTACTGACTTTATTACTAACACTTTTTTTATGTTGTGATTTACGTCTTGAAAAACACGTTGTAGAGCCTATATAACACATTGTAGGGTCATCTAATGGATAAATTTTATATATAACAAAATTACTATATTTAGACATTATATATTAATATTGTTCTATTTTTAAAGGTGTTAATATACTAAAAATAAACATAATTCCATTGTCTAATTTCTTTGAGATAAAATGTCTATTAAGTAGGTCTTCGGGATTGAATTGTCTAAATCTAATTTGTTTTTTATTTATATCAATACTATCACTATAATAATTATTTTTTTTTAACCATTTTTTAGCATTTGGTATTGTCCATTTTGATTTATCAAATATTATAGATTGTAATATATCTTTATGTTTTAAATCTATATCAGATGGTTTTCTTTTAACTATATTTCCACCTTCAATATTATTCTTTTTTAAAAAATATTTTTCTTTATCTTCATCTGTATAATAATCAGGTGATAATATTATATGTTTTAAATATAGTTTTAAAGCATATTTAGATTTTAATATATCATTTTCAAATGCTTTAGATGGTATACTAAGTTCTGTAAAATCATTTTTAAAATTATAATATTTAGGTTCTTTACTTGATTTTCTAAAATCTATAATTTCTTTTTCTTTATATTCATGATTTGATGGTGTAAATACAGGTATATGTTTTTCAGGTAATTTAATTATAGGTTTTATATATTCTTTATTCATTTTTTGACAGTATAGTTTATATAACCAATTATATCCTTTTCTTAATAGTTTAACTTTATAGGTTTCATCAATCAATTTATTATTAAAACTAATTATAGAATTTTCATATTTAGGATTATCAATTTTAGATTTAAAAATTTCTATTTCTTCTAAAGAATATAATATTTTTTTTTTCAAAACATTAAGATATACTTTAATTTTATCTATAGGTAAATCATATGATAATAAAATATTGAAATTGTTAAAAAAAGTATATTTGGTATTATCAACTAAATATTTTCCATATTTACTAACTTTCTTTTTTTCTATAGCTTCGTCTTCAGTTGCTTCTCTATATCCTTTAGGGACATTACCTATATAATAATATATTTTCTTATCTTTTATTTCTTTAGGTTGAATTTCTATTTCTTCTTTAACTTCTTTTTTAAGTTTTCTTGCTTCTGATAATCTTTTACCTATCTCTTTTGCTTGTTCACTTCCTTTATCAACTCTTGCTTTTGTAGTCTTTATATTCTTTTCTTTTAATTCTTCTTTTTTAAGTTTTCTTGCTTCTGATAATCTTTTACCTATCTCTTTTGCTTGTTCACTACCTTTCTCTATTTTACCACCTTTAATAATATTCTTATGTTCTAAAGATAATCTATTTTCAAGGTCTTCTATAAGTGGTTTATATTTAGCATTTCCATGACTTTCAATATATTGTTGTCTCATATCATCTAATTCTTTTTCAAGTTTATTTATTTTATCCCATTTTATTTTATTTTTTTCACTAGTAGATATTCTCTCATTCTCATCTCTCTCATTTCTCATTACACTCAAGTTGATGATGATTTCTTCTAATTTATCCATAGTTCCTTGTAGTTTATTATCATTTTCATTTTCTTCAATTAGTTTTTCAAGTTTATCATACTCTTCATTTAACCATTCTAAATCATCAATATCATATGTTTTTGTTTCATCAAATTCATTTGTTATTTTCTTTTCTTTTTTCTTTTCTTTTTTATCTATAATTTCTTCAATTTCTTCTTTTTCATTTTTATGAGTTCTTGGATTTCTATTTCCTTTATCATATTTTGTTAATAGTTTATCAGATGCTTTAGTAAGACCCCATAAATACACTTTATTATTCTTAAAATCATCAAGTTCTTTATCCATTTAATATTATTTTATATTAATATTTCTTTAGATAATATATTACTACTCTGAAAAATATTTTATTTTTTATTTTTTTTTATATATTATTATTATCATCTTTTGGTTCATCTTTTATAATAGATGGTCTTTTATTTTTCTTTTCTTTCTTATCATCATCATCGTCTGATGTATTACCCATTTCCATTCTTGCCATTTCTTCTTGAACCTCTAAATCAACTCTTCGTTTAATATTCAATAATCCACAACATACAGATATATTTTCACATTTTGATTTTAAACAATATTTGATTATCAAACCAAAAAAACTTATTAAAATAGTTCCTATTGATATAAAAAAAACCGCGTTAAATTCACTATACCATATCATCATATAATTATTTATATAGTAATATGTTTTTATATGTTTTATATGATTTATATAATTAAGCTATTCTAGTTGCACTTAAATATCCATAAAATTTAACAGTTGAAGTTGTATATATAGCAGATGTATTTAAATATAATGTAGTTGCAGCGGTTAAAACAATTGTTATATTACCATTTAAAAATGGGATACCTATACCGTTAAGAACACTTGATGTTGATGTGTTATAATTTCCATTAAAAGATGTATTTGCTAGTACGTTAGCACTTGGTGATGTAAATGTAGTTGATGTTGTTGATATACCAAACATAACATTGGTTACCAAAGCAGGTGTAGCAGAAAAGCCTATAACTGTCCCTTGAAATGATATATCCCAAACACCTACACCTAAAGTAGTAAATAATAAATTAGCAGCAGTTGTAGAGTTTAATATATTTGTTGTAATACTTGTACTTGATGCAGTACTATAAAACGTATATCCTAATTGACCAGTGATTGGCGTTGTTAATGTAGTAGGTAATGTAGTATTATTAGTTAAAGTAGCAGTTCCATTAAGAGTTCCTGAAAATGTAGCAGCACTTAATACACCAGTAGATGGATTGTAAGTAAGTGGTCCTGTAGTATCATCTAAAAATAATGCAGTTCCTATTCCAGCAGTAGTTTTACTAAAAGGTATATAATAAGTTCCATTTGTATTATCTGTTGATGTGTTAATATTAGTAGCAGATGCAGATATTACATTAGTTGCCGGATTATAATTTAAAGGTGTTGTACTATCATCTAAATATAACGTTGTACTAGCACCAGCATTGGTTTTACTAAAAGGTATATAATAATTACCACTTGAATTATCAGAAACTGTTAATATTGAATTTGATGTCCCAGACCAAGTAGTATTTGATAAAGTATTAGTAGTAGTTCCATTTGTCATACTAAGAACTCCTGTCATAGTTCCACCAGCAGCATTAATAACTAATGGTGTTATTTGAACACCTGAAGCATTTAATACTGAAAATGAATGAATACCTGATGTAATAGCATTTTCATAAAATGTAAAAACACCTGAAGAATAAATTCTACCATTATATGTATTGAGTATTTGGTCATATAAATTATAGAATGTAGTATTAATAGTTCTATTTGCAGCGACATTACTATCTAAAATTACAGGTAAATGAGAATGAATACCATTATAATCAAATGTAGTTATATTATATAATACACCTCCAGGTGTATAACCATATATATTAACTGTAGCACTATTTGTATTATTGATAATATTGATATTATTACTTATAGAATATATACTACCTGATAATGTATTAGTATCTTGACTATATATATTATAATTAGAATTATTGATGGTTCTACTAGCTTGGGTAGAACCATTCATAGTTAGTTGTGATAATGAATAAGTTCCTGTATAATCACTATATAATTGACGAATAGTATTTGTTCCATTTGAAACATAAAATGAATGTTTTCCATTAGTGTTAGTATTTGAATATATAAAATCATTATTATTAGCATTTATAACACCAGATAATAAATTTGTATCTTGACTTATTAAATTATAATTTGTATTATTAATAGTTCTATTAGCTTGAGATGTACCTATCATTGATATAGAATTTAAAAATGTAGAATTACCAGATACATTTATTGCTTGTAAGTTTTCAGTACCTTGAGCATATGGATATGTTAAAAAGTATTGAATAGCAGTATTATAGGTTAAAGGTATATTACCAAGATTAAAATTAAGAGTATCAAAAATAGGTGGATTTTCAGTAGGTGGTAAATATTGAGCCATTTATATATTAGTATATATTTTTTTGTTTAAATTGAGTTTATAATACATATCATATTTTAATTTTTCATTTTTATTTTTTTTTCAAGTTAAAAGTTATAGGATTAGATAATTTGACATAGCTTATGAAAAAATACTATTT